AAAGTAAAATCTAAAAGAATACCTTCATATCCTTGCTCTCCTGAACCATAATTAGGCATTGTCATTGTAGATAATCTTTGTAATTTTGAATATAGTGGTTTTAATTCAGCTTTTGATGTTGGATAAACTTTAAAGTTAAAACTTAAACTTCTTTCAAAAGTAGAATACTTAAATGCCGAATCGGCTCTACCATTATATTTAATACCATCCCAAGATGGTGAGAATGTTTCTGTTAATCCAGCTACCGTTCCTCTAAATTGTAATTTAGAACCACCACCATGTTTATCAAATATTAATTTTACTAAATCATTACTTTCATCACCAATTCCGCCTGATTGGATTGGGTCTATTGCGTGAGATGTTGTGTAATCTGTTCTATCTGCTCCAACTTTACCAGGATTGGTAAATCCAAATTTAGATTGTAATGAATTATCTGCATATCCGGCTTTACTTGCTCTTTTCTTTTCATTACCATCTAATAAACTTCTAAAATCGTTTAATTCAGTATCACCTGCTACTCTTTCAGGCATTTTACCATACGCAATTGTTTCGTATCCTTTAATTAGTTCTGATGATTCTAATTTTTCTATATTATGAGATTCACCATCTGTACTTTTTAGTTTTTCAAATGGATTATCGTATTTTTTATGTATCTCATTAGTTTCATCTAATTCGTTACCATCTTTTATAGATGTGTAAACATCCTCTAAACCAATACCACTAATTTCTTCTCTATCCGTTTCTAAAGTAGGATATGTTTCTTCATCATTGTAGATTCTACCCGCTTTTCCATTTGCCGTAGTATCATCATTACCTTTATTAGGTCCTTCTGGTGAAAATATTGGTTTATACTCATCAGTTGAATCTTTTATTTCCTCTCCTAATGGTGTTCTATCTCTATCGAATGGGAATCCAAAGTTTACAGATGCTGTTTTACCCGTTGATGGGTCACTACCTTGTGGATTATATTGATTCTGAATTGTAAATCCATCAAATACATCAAATCTAGTATCTTCGTTTCTTGTTGGTATTTTACCACCAGGAATTAAACCATATACAGAATTAGGTCCGCCAGGTGCTTGTAATCTAAGGAATGGTGAACCTTTAAAAGTAGTGGATGAAGTTGTATTGCCTATTGTAATGAATGATTCATTGTATAATCCAACTAATCTATTTCCCGTACCTACAACACCTAATGATACATCATCAACTTGTGCTACTCTTTTAGTTTTTTGTACAGTTTCGTATTTTTCAGGATTTGCAGCTTCTGGTAATGGTAATATACCATGTCTACGTGGATGTAATCCTAAGAACCCACCAACTGCTGATGCGATTGTGTTTACAGGTGTCCATGTTTTAGTTAATCTTTTACCAGTTACAGTTTCTACATTTGAGTTAGATGCTTGTAATCCTAAGTTTTTGATTCCCCATAGTAAACCATTTACTGAAATCATCCACTTACCTAATCTTACACCATCGATAAGAGAACGTTCTGTAGCAGTAACAATACCACCTCTCATTAATCCATCATCAAAAGGTAATCCGAATCCCCAACGTTGTGGTTCACCTTTAGTTAAACCTTTTCTTTGAATACCTCTAAGAATTAGTGGATGTGCAAATGCTGCAGTTCCTAAATTAAATGCATCATCTCTTAAATTGAACTTATTGTACATTTCATCTAAGAAAGATGGTGATTGTCTTTTGGCATGTCCCATACCAATTCCAAATCCTTCTTCACCTGAATTTATACCACCTGCATCATTATATGAACCACCATATGTTTTACCTAATGTAAACTTATTATCATTTATATTAGAGAATAATGAGTTTGCACTATCAAATATAGTATTGTCAGGATTCACACCAATAAACTTAGTTGCCTCAACACCACCAAACTTAGAATTAAATCCAGTTGAGTGAATATCTAATAAGTTATTAACTTCTTTAAAATCTTTACCTTCGTTTTCTAATTTCTTTTTGAATCCAAATTCAGCTGGTGTGGTTTCACCTAAAAACTGAGTTGATGGTTCTGCTGAAACTGGAGTAGTTTCACCTAATGGATTTTCACCATTTGGTATGTTCATTGGATTTGGTGTGGTTTCACCTAAGAACTTAGAACTTCTATCCGATTCTACAGGTGTAGTTTCACCTAAGAATTGTTCTGAGTTGTTCATCTCATTAGGAGTAGTTTCACCTAAGAAGTTTTCAGAATTATCCATAGGTTTTTGCGTTGTTTCACCTAAAAACTTAGAACTCCTATCAGATTCTACAGGAGTAGTTTCACCTAAGAACTGAGTTGAATTATTCATTTCGTTAGGAGTTGTCTCACCTAAAAATTGTTCTGAATTATTCATTTCAGTAGGAGTTGTCTCACCTAAGAACTTTGAACTTCTATCTGATTCGTTAGGAGTTGTCTCACCTAAGAACTGAGATTGATTGTTCATCTCATTTGGGGTTGTTTCCCCTAAAAATTGTTCTGAGTTGTTCATTTCAGTTGGTGATGTTTGCCCTAAGAACCTTTCTTCTAAACTCATTGGTTTAGGAGTAGTTTCCCCTAAAAATTGCTCTGAGTTGTTCATTTCAGTTGGTGTGGTTTCACCTTTGAACTTTTCTGATTGATTTACCTCAGTAGGAGTAGTTTCCCCTTTAAACTTCTCTGATTGGTTAACTTCCTTTGGTGTTGTTTCACCTTTGAACTTTTCTGATTGGTTAACCATTTTTGGGTCTGTCTGCCCTAAATATCTTTCTTCTAAACTCATTGGTTTAGGAGTTGTTTCACCTTTGAACTTTTCTGAGTTATCCATAGGTTTAGGTGTTGTCTCACCCTTAAACTTTTCAGCTTGATTTACTTTTTGAGGATTTACACCTTCTTTATTAGTAGTAGTTTGAGAACGTGGAATCTTAGGAGCTGATTCAGTCATTGAACTTAATGGTGTTTTATTTAAGTTCTTATTAACATCAACTCTTTCTTTAGATTCCAAAGGTGTACTCTTTGGCATTCTAAATTTAGATAAATCCGATTTCATATCTTTAAGTGCCATTAACTAAAACTCCTCGCATTTTTACCTTGTCTACGCTGTACTGAGGTTATCCTTTGTACTGCTTTACCATCGATTGTTAATACTATTGGTTGTGATTGTAAAACTGATGCCAACCTATCATAATCTATCATATCAGAATCACCACTATCTGATGATTCAGAATCTCCACCACTTAACATATCACCAATTCCACCTAACGATGGTGCTATAGCGGCTAATCCAACTAAAGCACCTATGATTGGCATTGCCATCAATCCACTAACTGCCATACTCATTAGTGCTCCACTTACTCCCATTAACGCAGTACCTAATGAAGATATTGCTGATACAGAACCACTTAATCCTTCCATCGAACCTGTTATAATAGATAGGTTGGATGCAACATTTGCTAATCCATCACCTGCTAATTGTAAATTAGGTCCTAATACTGATAATTCTTTTATATCATCAATTATTCCACCACCAAAGAATGACATTAAACCACCTGCGGCTAATGCTACAGAGAAGGCTAACATTCCAACTGATGCTGATAATAAAGCTGGTCCTAACATCATCATTCCTAATACATTTTCGGGAGTTATTGCTGTAAACATTGTTACAAACCCATCGGCTATTGATTGGATTATTGCTGGTATAGCTCCCATAACATTTACTACAACATTTCCAAACGTTTCTAAATTAGGTGCTAATAATGCTAATGCTCCACCAATAAGAGCTAATCCAAGTATTGCTGGCGCTCCAAATAACATAGCGGCTCCAAATACTATCATTCCCGCAGCTGCCGACATTAATGCTGGTCCTAATAAGAACAATGCACCAACACTTTCTAAATTTATAGCACTCATCATAGTTACGAATCCTTCAGCGATAGCCCCAATGATTGGTGGAATCGCACCCATAACACCAATTACGATGTTTCCAAATGCTTCTAATAATGGAGTTAGTAAACTTAATGCGAATGCGAATGGAATCATAGCTATACCTAACGCTGCCATCAATCCAATACCAATCAATACAAATACTGCGGTTGCTGGATTACCAAATGCTGCTAATCCACTAGCTAAAGCTGTGAAGTTTGCCTGCATTATAGGGCCGATTGCTGGAATAGACATAAATGCTAAGAATGGAATTGCTAATAATCCTAATGCTAATGCGGGTCCTACCAACATCATTACTAACGCACCAACTGCTGCTTTACTCATTTCTTGTAAACCAGCTGATAATCCCGTAAAGTTTTCTTCTAATGCTTTTAGTTTAACTTTACCCATAAATAATAAGAATGGGATTGATGGAAGTGCTACTATGAAAGCAGGCCCTGCTAATGCTACTGCACCGATACCTGCGAATACTTTACCATCACCCATAGCTTTTAAACCTTCAGCTAACGATTTTAATCCACCTTCACTTCCTTGTGCTTGTGGTGCTACATCATCAGCGCCAGGAACTTCGGTTTGGATATCACCACCACCACCTTTACCACCCATACCAGGTATAAGGTTACCTAATCCAGTACCTTTACCTTGCATCATATTCATAATAGCCATCTGACCTATGAATGCTATAAGACCTGTAGTTGCTTCTTTGATTCCACCTGGTATTCTTTCATAGGTTTCTAATAATCCTTGTGCGGCTTTACCCATCATCCCAGCTTCTTCAAACTTAGCCATTTGTTCTTGCTTTCTGATTTGTTCTGCTAATTGGTCTGCTGACATACCAATTGATTCTGCGTAAAGTTGTTGTCCTCTTGGACCTAACTTATTAAATTCTTCAGCTGACATTCCAGCTTTTTTCAAAGATTCACTAAGTGCATCAAAATCACCTGTTCTTTGGAACTCCATTGCGGCAGCTGTCATACCTTGCATACCTGCTAATTGTTCTTTTGAAAGCTTTCCTGCTAATAATGTTCTAGCTTTTGCTTGAGCTTTCATAGTACCTTCGATATCCATCATTCCTTCTGAGATAGATTTCATATCATTTAATGATAACCCTTGCTTATTAAGTTCTACTGTTTTTTTAGCTAAGAGTTTAATTTCTTCTTTGGTTGCACCAACCATCAATCTTTGTTGTGCTGCTAAATCTTTGAATGTAACACTTGCCATTACACCCGCATCATTAGCCATCTCTTTAATTTCTTTAGTCATATCAACTGCACTACCATTTGCTTTTTCAAATGATTGAGATAACATCGCAGCTTGGTCACCACCAACACCCATCGCAGATAGTTCGGCGGTTGAATTTCTTAAATCGTTTGTAATTCCTGCAGTTGTACCTAATGTAGTTGCTAAATCTTCAGTTGCTTGATTAAGTTGTTCAATACTGAATCTTGAGAACATAGCAGATGGTGCTAAGTTTTGGAATCCCATCTCTAATGCTTGAGCTGAACTTATACCTAATTCTTGATTTAGTTTTACAGCTTGTCCTATAGTGTTTTCAAATGCTGCGCCAATTCCTTCGGTTAATCCTTTGAATAGAGCCATAGCGGCACCTAACGCAGTACCTGCTTTTAACATCTCACCCAATGTACCCAATGAACCCATAAGTTCATCTTTAGCGGCTTTGGTTGTTTCTTCTATTTCAGTTTGTATATCTTCTTCTTCTTTAAGTTTCTCTAAGATTTTTTGTTGAGCATCTAATTTATCATAATAATGTGAATTTATCTCTTTACCTTTAGATATTGCTTCTTCTAAGAGTTTATCTTTTGCCTCTTGTATGGATTGAATTGATTCTTCGGTACTTTTAGATTCTGCTAATGCTTTTGCTAAATCTTGCTGAGTTTTTTTAGCATCATTAGATATTTTATATCTGGCCTTAGCCATATTGACAAGCTCATTTTGAAGAGATTTCTCCTTTTCTCTAAGAGCAATTTCTTCACGCATCATTTTATTTAATGCACTCTGTTCTTGATTCTTTTTACTTGCCATTATAGTTTACCACTTAGTAGTTTTATCTACCCATTTTTCTTTTTTGTGCTGAAACTGCTCTGAAAGCGTTAGCTAACTTCTGTAAATCTTCTTTATCTTTTTTAGTTGGAGCTGATTTTATGATATCATCTATATCACTTTTGATACCATCTAACTTATCTTTAAGTTTACGTCTTTTACTTTTGAACATATCAAAAAGACCTTCACTAACACCAACTTCATTGAAGATTTCCTTTACAGTTGATAATTTTATTTTTGCCATAGTATTATATCCCGTTGTTGTTATATTCTATAAATATAGAAATACCCAACAAATCATCAAAAAATCTGTTGGGTATTAAATTATTATCTTCTTGCTCTGGCTTTTTTAGATTCTTTATCATATGCTTTCTTCTCTTCTTGCTTCCATTCTACAATTTTACCAATGTAGAATTTACGAGCCCAAACAGGCATATTATAAACATCTGAAAAAGTAAACCCACCATTTCCGTGGAATATCAAATCAAAGATGTGAGAATGTAAATGCTTCCTATAACTATGATTGAGGCCAAAAAAACCCTAAATCCATAGGCAGTAGCATTTCTCTCCTTTCCCCGGTCTCTTCAGAATAAAATTCGTATGTTAAATCCATATCTGGAACAACTTTGTTTATATGCATTCTGAGAGCCCTTGAATCTGCTGCAAATAGTTCGTTATCCACAAAATGGTTGATTGTTTTTTGGTCTGATTCATCATCTACCGATAGAATAGTATTCTTTAACCTAATAGTAAGTTGTTTATCAGTTCTATCCTTCATCTTTCTAGAAGCTCTTTTGGATTCTTCTAATTGATGTTTGATTTTTCTTTCCTTACTTTCAGTTAATGCCTGAAAGGTTACTTTTCTTTTAGATTGTGGTAATTCGAACTCATATTCGTTTTTATGTAGTTCTACTTGACCTGAACCATCATAATCACCTGGCTCAAATTGAGTTAAATCAATTGTTTCTTTTTGTTTAACACCTGGTGTTGTCGGGTCCTCAATCTCTACCTCATAATCTTTACCATATCCTAAGATTCTGGCTGCAATCATAATAGCGTTTTTATCACCTAAAGTAAGGTCTACATACTTTATAGGTGTACCTTCACCATTTGATATAATAAGAGATTGAAATAATCTATCTAATACTGAACCATCTTTAATGTAAGATTGGGTAGTTAGAATATCTTCTTCCTTAGCAGTCATATACTTCATCTCTATTTTTCCAGTTGATAGAGGATTATCCTTTGGATATATAAGACCTTTGGAAGGTAAATCTACGATTTCTGTTGGAAATTTGTAATCAGAAACCTTTTTCTGCTCGTATTGTTGTTTAGCGAGCTCCACCATTTCCTCATTGGAAACTGGTGATTTGTAATCATCTTGTAATTTTTCTTTACTCATAACGTTTCTCGTTTTAAAACTTTTTTAATATTGGTTAACCATATATAAATATACAAATAATATTAATTAAACGAAAAAACCTCAACATTTCTGTTGAGGTCTCTCATTATTTAATTTCTAATATATAAATATAACAATCCGAAATTAGTATTGTAGTATTGCGTAATCGTATGCAAGTGTTAAATCTACAGTTGCTAAATCTTCACCAGTATAATCCATGTCTGAGAATTTTGCTGTTTCGATGAAAGCTCCTTTTAACGTCCACTCTTCTACTTTATCACCAACAGGACCCAAACTGTTAAATGTGATATCTTTCTTATAGAAGTCGGAGTAACCATCTCTACCTGTTACTGATTCGTGGTGTAATCTTACCCACTCCATTGCCGCTTGTGCTGCTGATGGAACTACTGGGTCGTATAATGATATAGTTAAACTACTCCACTCGCTTCTTCCTTTTACATATCTTCTAACATTGATATGGTCGATTGTAACCTTACCATTTGCTATTTCTGGTCTGTTGGCTGCTTTCACTAAGTACGCTGGGATTCCCTCAATGTACATAATGAATCTGTTTGACATCTTCGGTTCGAATGATGTAAACATTACTTCTGTTGGGTCTAATAATTGTGCCATTTATGTTCTCCGTTTCTAATTCTTTAATATAAATATAGTTTATTTCAAAAAATAGTTAGTCCCCCTTAAAAAAGGGGAACTAATTTATTTTATACTATTCTGGAAATGCTGCTCCAGTTGGTAATACATTGAAATCAAGTACTATAAACTCTGCTGTTTTTGCTGGTTGTAAGAATATCTCACCTACCATAATGTTTCTATCAATCACATCTGGAGTGTTGTTGGTTTCATCCATCTTCACTTTAAATGCGTATAAACCTTGTCTTTGTTGGATTGATTCTAAATAAGGATTAACGATTGATAAGAATCTGTTTCTCGTAGCTGCTGTGTTGTTTTCAAACACTAAGTAACGAGTAGATGATGCGATGAATTTCTTCACTGCGATTAACAATCTTCTTACGTTAATTCTATCCAATGCCGATGGTTTAGCTTGTAATGTTTTCTGTCCAAATACAGTAACACCCTGACCAGGGAACGTTGCGATAGGATTCAATCTACCTTCGTAAAGTGCATCTCTCTCAACTCTAGTCAATCTTGTCTTAGCTTCAATTACTGAAGTTAATCCACCTCTATTCAATCCTGCAGGAGCGAACCACTCTGCTGCAACCTGGTCGTTAAATGCTATAACGCCTGGAAGTACAACTGATGGTGGCACCCATACTGGTTTGTTTTTATCGGTATTAAGTATCTTAACCCAAGGATAGTAAGATGCTACATAGTTTGAATCAAATGCTTGAACTGCGTTAACAGCCGTTGAAATTGAATCACTCCATGCAGATGCATCCATTACAAAGAATGTATCTTGTCTATCTTCACACATATCTTTAGCGAAAGTAGTTACTGAAGAGTGTAATCTGTGGATAACACCTGGTAATACTAACATATTGATATCAAATTCATCAGGATTAGATACAGCGTTTATTGCTTTTCTGTATGCTAATGTACCTGCTGCTGTGTTTGAAGATAAATCATATCCTTGCGAATTTCCTGCTGCGATATCATTTCCTAATGAAACAACTCTATTTGGTTTGAATCCATCAAAACCACCTTGGAAAGGTACTAAGAACTTTCTAGAGTTAATAGAAGTTATGTTATCGTTTAATGAAATTGCTCCACTATTAGGTGATGCTGATGATGGGAAGTTAGCCCCAGCGTCTTGATTGTAATCACCTAAATAGAATGCCGTACCTACACTAGCTCCAACCTTTGGTGTTGGTGCTAAGAAGTTTCTGTTATCTGTTCCAGCGAAATCAAAATCATATCCCCAAAATTTCTTAGGATTATATGAATCATTAATTTTTTGTGCTGCTACAAAAGATGGATTAGGTAATGCGAATGCTGCTCCAAATGGATTTTGTATTGCTCCAAATCCGAAAGGTACTAAACTTTCATCAATTGCTTTATTTCTAACTGCTGCACTTGCTTCAACTCTAATATTTTCTGAATTGTTAGCGTAATCACCATTAGTTGATAATTTACCATCATCATCTACAGTAATATACTTATCACCAATTACTCTAACAATGTAGTTTGGTGAATCAGGGTCTAAGTTAACACCTTGGAAGGTTTCAACTAAATTAGGTCTGATATCAGAATCAACCACACCCACAAATGGTGAACCAGCAATCTTATCTTGGTCAACTCTTCTTACTACTACAGTAAATGAACCATATTCAGAACCAGGAACTGAACCGGCTGGCTTAATATCTTGGATACCAATTTTAAATTCGTAGTTAGTTGCCGTACCATGTGATAATGTATGGAACTTAAATAAGTTAGTAGTGTTACCACCAACTTTTTGTGATGTAATAAATGGTGTAGATGCTTCAGTATATGCTTTACCATAATCAATATCTGAACTTGTAGCGATAGTTACTACAGGAATCTCACCAGCTTTAGCGAATGATGCTGATTGGAATGTTTTAAAGTTTGAATAAACATATGCATCCTCTGCACCTCTTGGTGAAAATCCAAATGATTTAGTATAATAATTATCACTAGTCGGGTTTAAAGATGCTGAATAAAAATGTTCAGCTGCTTCAGAACCTGATAACTTTAGTGAAAATAAAGATGCTGAAACATCTGTACTTGCTAAGTGGTCTGTAATTGTTGATTTAACGAACACATCTGTATCGGATACGATATCATGTGTTGGGTGTAGTACACCTACTACTTTTGCACCATGCGATGATGATACTGTCAATGCTACTGGGTTTTCTAATTTGTACCCGTCTTTTCCTAATACTCTAACGATTGTTGCCGTACCAGCATCTTCCAAATAAGCTTGAGCAGTATATGGTAGATATGAATCTTCTGTCAATCCACCGAATACTTGTTGAAACTCTTGAAAAGATGATACTTGTGTTGGAACAAAAGCAGGTCCTTTAACTGCTGAACCTATTAATGCTGCTCCAATTTCTCCAATCCCTTGAGGTAGAAATGACAAGTCCTTTTCTCTCGTAAAAACTCCAGGACTTACTATTCTTTCTGCCATTTGATTCTCCTATTAATTTCTTTTGGTTTTTATTATATCTATAAATACATCAAAAAACTCAAAACGATTATATTTATGCGATAGGAGTAAAAGTTCCATTTTCTATATCGAACTCCCCATTACCATATTTCTCTTTGAATTCATTGGTAATAGCAACTTCTTCATTTCTCATAGACTTAAACTGTTCAGATAGATTATCTTTAGCATCTTCGATATTTTTCAATATCATTTCTGCGTTCAATCTCTCTACCTCTACCTCACCTATTCTTGCTGTAACTTCAGCAAAATCGCTTCTGAATTTGTTAACTCTTTCAATATCTTTTTCATCGATATTGATAACTTGTTTTTCACTCATTTCTTTAACTTCTGCCATAACTTAAATGTTTTTTAATTTGATTGTTATACTTTATGTGTATATAAATATGATAATTTTTTTCTAAAGATTAAATTTTGGGAGTTGTTTTCCAAACTATCTTCGATGCACCAAATGCTTTTTGTGTATTTATTGTGTTTTTACCTCTATCTTCTGGTACTAAATACGCCTTAGCAGTTAGTGTTACATTACTTCTAACAATTCTTTCTTCACCCACTCCATTGGTTGTATCAAACGAATAAGATTCTCCTTTGATTTGGAATTTATATCTTTCACCAAACGCACCACCTTGAAAGTATATGATTTGTTCTACAACCTTATTCAAATCTTCCATAAAATCACACCACACAATTACATCATATGCTATATTAACGTAATCTGGTCTATCTACTATATATTTCTCTACAACAGGTTTTTGGTCTTGTAAAAGAGAAAATTGGTCATATCTATTTTCCTTTGAATATTTTTTAACAAATGATTGTGATGTATCCTCATCTGTCATTACTTTTAGTTTTGAATATTCTGTATTAATATCTAACGAATTTCTTTTAAACGAAATCAATGGTGTTTGTACTTTACCATTATTATCTCTTAGGAATCCTTCTCTTTGAGCAGATGCCCAATTTTCAGGAGATGCGTACATTACAGGAACAGGAATAAACTTACCATTTTCTTCAATAAGTGGTTTAACATCCCTTTCCAAAAAACTTTTAAATGCTAAATCAATATCGTAAATACCTACGTTTACGTTTTTAACATCATCTTTTCTACGAGATACTTGTTTAGATTTATTCAATTTAGGGTCATCTGAAAAAGAACTTTGGGTTCTTTTCAAATCAATCTTATCATCTCTTTGTATTCTATATCTTTGAGCCATATTAGATTCCTACTGGTAAATCATTGTTATCTTTATTAACACCTACTCTAAAATCATCTTTTAATTTTAGTTGACTTCTCTTAGCCACATGCGTTTCACATATAATAGATACACTATATCCATGCTCATCACCACCATCCCAAGTAGTTGGGTTTTTACCTGCGAAGAATTGGTTTTGGAATGTTACATCTACAATGTGTTGTTCATCGTTCCATTCAATTACATCACCTAATTCAGGAAATATATTTTTATCTACTAATGTATCTCTTAGGAAGTAGAAGTTTACGTTTCTAGTATAAGATGTACCAAACTCATCAAATACAGCTTCTGCATTTGTTCTATCAACTAATGTAGGTACTTTTACAGGATTATAATAAACTTTGTTTTTACCTTCACCATATAAGTTTTGCTTTGTATCTTCTATGATGACCTTATAGTAATACACTTCGGTATCTATGATATCCGTTATCAACTCTTTGTTTATTTTACTAAACAAAGCCATATCTCTTTGTCCACCGAATAGTGCCATTTGTTACCCTATATAAATTGCACGAGGAACTCTATTAAGAGTTAATTCCATTGCCTCTGATTCTTCTTGTTGTGCTTGTAATAATGCTTTTCTAGAAGTAGCTTCTAAGTTTTCTCTTAATTCTGAAATTAGGATTTCCTTTTCTGATGCTGCTTCACTTCTTAAATCAGCCCCATCTAATGTTATTTCTGAGTTAGGAATTGGTACTGAACTAAACTTAGCTCTTACTGCACCTAACATTTCTTTAGCCAATGCTAATGTATATTTTTCAACCCACCTTCTACCTACGTGGTTTATATGTGTATATTCAATTCTATCATATTTAGCATTTGAATAATCAGATACTACTGAATTAGCTACTATTGGGTTATTTCTTTCTGATTCTAAAACATAGTGAAAGTGCACTGTATAATCTCGTTCTGGTTTTGGAAATATTCTAATTCTATTGTTTTGAATATCAAACCCATATTGAGATTTACGAACCTTATCATTAAATTCAATCGCTTGAACTCTTAATAAATCATCATAAAGTGGTTGCATCATAAATGAAACACCTGGCGAATAATTACCCCATCCAAATGTATCCATCATTTGTTGTGAACCTAAACCAGTTCCTACGAATGGGTCAAAGTATCTAACCATAGCAGGTGGTGCGTTATGCATCATCTTTTTTATTTCGAATTTATCAACACCAGCAGTTCCACTTTCTAAAGATGCTCCTGAATTGGATACGTCTTGTAAATCATATATTTGTTGTCCTTTTTTAGCTGCGAATGAACCAGTATAATATGTTACACTACCACCACTACCTACTTCAGAACCATAATCTTTTGCTAAAGTTACTAATCCACCTAAATTAGCATTCATTTGTTTTTGAGATAAATTAGAACCAGTTGCTTGGCCTTTTATTGAAAGTAAATTTTCTCTAATATTAAATTGATTTACTTGAGATGAGTATTCCGTTA